TGTCTAAAATAGTTTCTTGAGCGTCTGACATAAAACGCTTATTAGCACTATCTGTTTGGTTTGCCGTAGTATCTAGTCCTAAATTATCTCTAGCGTCTGAAACATTATCAACATCGTTAAGATTGTTTGCAGCTAATAAATTACCACCGACCGCCGTAGAACTTATTATTGGGTTGTTTGGGTCTGTATTATCAACCGATACATTTGTTCCTGCGACAACCGTAAATACTCCTGTCGCTAAATCGTTTTTTAAATCTTCTTTATCAATTCCAACATCTCTATCGTTTACCGGTCGCGTTGGATCAATAGAATAGAACAAAGCAGTATTATCAACTGTTGATACTTTAGTTAAGTTTTTTAACTTTTGACTCATTTTGATTTAATTTTAATTTATCGATATTACTTAAATATATACGCATTTTTTTTAGGTGCTTTTCCTTAATAGCGTTTTCAGCTTTCTTCCTAACGTATGCCATTAGTCGTCGTTTAGTTCTAAGAAGTTACCAGAAGACACGCCAGAACCGTTAATATTAAATTGTTCCTTCTCATTAGTTCTTGGTAGATACCACCCGCTAATAGTGTTAATTTCTCTAGGGTTAATATCATAGTCGTTTACTTGTGGGTTGTCATACTCAGTTATATTAACCTCCTCTAAAAACCTGTTCATTCGCTCTAAATAAGCGTCTGCGTTACTTTGGTTTGACTTTGCAATATATTGTCTGCTTTCTAATTCTGCACGTTGTGCGTTTTGTGGTGCGTTTTCATATATACCTGTATTTTGTGCTAACACTACACCGTCAAATAAATACTGAGAGTATACACTTTTACATAATACTTTTTTTATGTAGTCATTAAATAGTATTAAATAATTACCTGATAAACTATCTGCCACAAAATCCGTAACTATCTTATCAAATAATGCAGTGCCCAATGCAGGTTCTAAAATAAGGTCTTGCACGTTATCCAAAAGGTGCATAAATTTATCGGGGTCTACATTACCACCCATTGAGGTGTTAGTCTTTATGTACTGTGCTGTAATTAGTCTAGCCATTATACTTTATTTTGATTTGGTGTACGTCCTACTGCTGCCGTGTTTGTCGGAACAGTATAACCTTTACGTCTTGCATCCATTGCAGTAATCTTTTTAGCTAGTGGACTATTTACATCAACACCGCCTCCACGCTTTAGATAAATTTCTCTTTGCCATTTATGTCTGCAGGTTCCATTAGGGAAGTTTGCCGACATTTTACCGCCACCTTTCCATAACCAAATAGAGTACCCGCTAACACCCCCTGCACCTTTTCCAAATCCTGGATTTGTTTTAGGGGATTCCATTTGCAATATATCCTCCTTTCTATATAATTTGTCAGCGAATACCATCTTTTGGCAAAACTCTCTTTGTGGAAATTTGTTACCTTTATATCTATAACGTATTACAATGTCGTCACTATCTTGTTTACTCTTTGAATTTGGTCTTGCGGTACCTGTGCTAGCGAATTTTATAGACTCATAAATTACATCATCCGTTTTGTAATCAACTTCGTTAACAGATAACAAGTACCATTTTTTATCATCTAAGTCTTCACCAAATGAAATTAAATGATCTGCCAATTCTACTGTAGCTTCGTTATTATCACTTAAACAAATATGCTCTGATAACTCAACCTCTGCATCTGGATCACCGAGTAATTTCTCAGCGACTTCTCTAACAAATCCGTAAATCTCAATTAATATAGTTACAGCACTTTCAAAATCTGTAAGACCTTCACTATATGATTTTTGTATTCCAAGAATTCCTTGAACCCCACCAACTGATCCACGTAACGATGCCTGCGCTTTCGCTGTCTCTTTGTTAACCTTTGGAGTTTCTACTTCTGTTTCATTCTCACCTAATGGAATTTCTAAAGCTTCCTCATCATCAGTACTATAATTCTCTCTTAATGGTAAAAATTCTAAATCAGTTTCTAACTTTGCTAATTCAAAAACATCTTTGAAAGCATCTAAAAAAGAATGTTGTTTAGGTGTAATCTGGTAATCTTGTATTAATTTGGATTGCGTGTTTAACTCATCTGCATTATTTGAAAACCCACTCGCGTTAGTAATTCCAAACAACGAAGGGAATGCTCCATGCGCTTTTATAATTTGATCCCTTGCATTAGTTAGCATGCTATCCCATTGTTGGTGGGCTTCTGTATTTGGGTTTAATGCAACGACTGTAACCTCAGCCTCCTTGCCATCGTTAAAACTTAATATGAATTTACCTGAGTTTTCACTTCCTGTTAATTTATCTTTAATTCGTCTCTCGGTTTCATCCTTCATTTCTTCACTCATAGAACCACCGTTATTAAAATTGATAACGTAACCAAAGGACAACCCGTTTAAAATATGGTTGATACTAAAGTTAGATATCTCCTCTTCGGTTTGCGCCCATTGTAAACATGAAAAATAATCGGGTATTCTGAAATAAAAATGTCCTGCTTGATAAGGTCTATACAACAACATCATTTCGTTGTCTGACATTCTGCCTTTAAATATTTTTATTGGCTGTGGTTTGTACTTGTATGTCTTGGACCAATCAAAAGAATAGTATACGTTATTTATTACTCCGTCGTCGTCTGCTTTTTCTAGTCCTAGTTTGTCAATTGGGAAATGTTTTATACGTCCTACACCACCACCTTCTGATTTAACGAGCTTAGCCGAAAACATATTAAATTTTTTGTAGTCGCTTATAATTTTACGTTGCTCCTCCTTTGGGAATATCTCGTTTAACTCTTCGTATAAATCTTTTTCACCCTTTTTGACTATACCTTTACCATACAAAAGGACCTCAAACACATTTAAGACCGCCTCATTTGTAGGAGACCCGCTTGATCTATCGATGACATATTGGTAAAATTCGTTATTTCTACCATTTAACACCCATTTTTGACCGTAATACTCCTTTACATCTGGTGCTGCGTAATTGGATAACTGAACTAATTGTATATTATCACTCATTTATAGTGTAATTTTGTGGTATTTGACTTGTAAAAAACAATTTATTTCTATGAAGTATAACAGTTTCACTCTGTCCAGTAACATAAAAAGAAAACTCTTCTCCCTCTAAGTATGTACCCGTCACTGTAACCTCTAATTGGTCCAAGTTTGCTTGGATTTGTGCTACTGTTTTAGTGACATTCAAAGTAGATTTAACATTAGTACCTTCATTGTGCAAGTTAACTACGTAAATATTAGTACTTACAGCGTAATCTCTTAATACAATGTTGAATGTTCTTGTCCCGCTAAGCGTTAATACTCTCATATACTTATATAACTATAAAAGATTGGTTTTGTTTTAAAAAAAAAGCGCATCCATTACAGATACGCTTTTAAAATTTGGGGCTTTTTTACTATGGATTAATTACCGTTGCACTTACTAACGCTAGAAAGGCTGTAATTGTTGAGCTATCCATGAATGGTGCCGGGCTTGTTTCTGTACTTGTTAACGTTCTATTATAACCGTTAAACTCAGATTTAGCACCACCACTAGCACTATCTCCTGTCACCACTGTACCGTCGGATATACCTTGTATACGATAACTACCATCCCTGTAATGATACACTGCAACTGGTCTACCTTTAGCTACAATATCTAATTGATTCGTAGTTGCTAAATCTTGCTTCTTTAATACAATTGTACCCACTTGATCGTAAGTAGTATTATTTGTATTTGGATCCACTGCATTAGTTTGTGCAAAATTATTTCCGTCTGCTACTAATTCATACTTATATACATCACCACTACTAATAGAAGCGTTTACCGCTGTCGCCTCACCGCCTGTAATTGTAAAAGAATCCTCTAGGAAATCTAATAAGAAAACAGACTTTAATCCTCCGATACTATCGCGACAAGGTTCTGTACGTCCTGTTGTTAATACACATGCCATATTTTTATATTTTTTTAAATAAAAAAGGTGGTAGCTTATTAAGTCACCACCTTTTTAATGTTATTAATTATTTCCTATCCTCCATAAAGAGTGATATACTTTTGACCTACACACCAAGTTGTCATCGTTTGGATGTTCTTGATATAACGTTGTCTTGCACCGTTTGACATTTGACCAATGTTAAGTGTTGAAACATCAGAAACTAAATCACATAATACTTTCATGTAAGAAGGTATTGCCAAGATTCTAAATCCTACTAATGGTACGAATACAATTTCGATTCCATTATAAGAAACATTATCGCCACTAACTAAAAAGTTAATTTGTTGCGCTGCACCTACTGCGTTATTAGCAATCATAATCAATTGCTTGTCACCTAATGGAGCAAAGATTTTAGGAGTCTCACTCATACTGTGTAAAACTTTACTGTCTGATGCACCGTAAATCTTAGAGTACTGATCTGCTATATTTGCAGATGTAGGTGTTGTTATTGATAATACTTTTTTGTAATCACCTAATCCAGCTCCTGGAGTTGCTTTAGCTTGTGAATCATTGTACAAGATAGTTGCTGGTAAAGAGTTTACTAAATTAGTCGGCATTGCTGCTGCTAATGTTTTTGCTCCTGCTGATATATTACCCTGTGATGCTCCTGCTGTTAAAGCAGCGATTGCAGTTTTTTGTGCTGATGTTGCACCGTTCCAAATCATGTTTTCTACTTTCTCACCAATTGCAGGTGCTACTTGTACAAGTACTGATCTATCAAATTCATCTGATACGATGTTAAAAGCACCTCTAGCCATTGAGCGTTCAAAACGCGTTCCCTTCAAAGAGTTCTCTTCTATTACATCTTCAAACTGAAAAGACACTAATGCCACTCCTGTTTTATTTGCGTTTAAATCAATGTCACCCGTAGCACTTACTCCAGCGGTAGTTGCTGCACTAATTGTTACGTCTACGCTTGACTCGTAAACATCTGCTCCAGACTTGTGTCCTTCGTCAATTTCCACTAAACCGTCACGAAATGTAAACGATTCTGCGTATAATTCTTGCTGAATCTTTTCTAATTCAGTTTGGTTGGTTTTCCCACCTGTATAATTTACAGCCATATCTTATTTATTTGCTTTATTAAATTCCATTTTTTCAAAGTTGCTCATATCTTTAAACTCTACTCTCTCAGTTGCTGGTGAGTCTATAACTTTTTCCTCAACTGGTTTCTTAGAAAGTTTAACCTCTAAGTCTTTTATTAATTTCTTTAACTCTTCTAACTCTTTGTCAGATTCAGACAAAGCAACCTCTTCTTCAACTACTTCTTCTTCTGGTGCGTCCTCTTGCATTTTTTTAACCATATCAAAAAGCTCATCGAACTCTTCTCTAGTTACTTCTTTGCTTTCTGTTGCGTCCTCTTTTGGTTCTTCTAACGGTTCATCCATTAACTTTACCTCAGTTTCTTTTTGCGTGTTTAAAAGTGTTTTAATACCGTTAAGTATGTCGTCTTTCAAAGACGTTTTTACCTCTTCTTTTGCCATTTCTATTTCTGTTTTTAATTCAACTTTCTCTAATCCAAAAATCGCCTCAATGCTATAACCATTGAAAGTTCCATTTTGTGCCTCTTTATATATTTCATCCGATACTTTAGCCATTGTGACCCATGAGCCCGTTGGATATTCTTTACCGTATACTGCAGACTTATCAATCTTACTATCTGCCACTTGCCAAGTTTCAACAAAAGAAACATCGTTAGAATTTAGTTTGTGTTCTAAAGTGGCGTTGTTTTGATTACCTTTATTAATAAAGTCGTGTGCAATCTGTCCAACCGTTTCCTTTGAAAACTGCATGTAAAACTCTTTGCCATTTTGGTTTCTATATATCTTTTTGTCTGGAATAAGAACAGCACCTAGTAAAAGATTCTTTTTATCATCAACTGCTGAAAAGGTTATAACCTCTTCTTTTATACTTTGTTTCTCCTCTGTGGATAGTGTAACCCAAAAATCCTGCATTGCTGGATCGTTTACCAATGAGATTGCAAAAGCTCCCGTAGTATTATCATTTCTAAAAACCGCGTTGTAAACTGGTATCATACTTATATAACTATTAATTACTTGTTGTGTTTGAAAAGTTGTTAACCTATGGTAGCAGTCTCCTGTATGTTTCTATCTAGTGCTTGTTGTGTTGTAACGTTTGAGCCAACAACATATGCTTGTATAGGTTCTTGGTCTTGCCCTAATGATTCCGCTAATTGATTTGTTCCAGAAGTACCAACAACATTAAATGATGGTGCTGCTGATCCACCTCCACCACCTCCAATACTTGGCGACCCTTTGCCACTTGTATTAGTGGATAATATTTTTTTAATTTGGATAGCACTAAAAGCTCCTGCAAGTCCTGCTTGTATTAATGGAAATGCTGGAAATACTGCTGTAATTGGTGAGGCTTGTGCTGTAGTGTATGCATTTTGAACTCCTTTAATTCCGCTTATTGTAGCCTCTGCAACTGCAACACCTTTACCAATTGCACTACCCTCTCCTGCAATTTGACCAATCAAACCTAAAGTATTCATAGCTATACCGATTTTAGCATCTGCAACCGCTTTGTCTAAAATCATTTCTTCGTCAGCTTGGTTTTTCTTTATTTCTAAAACACCATCCGAAACTATTTTAGCTGTTTCCAATTCTGCTAATTGTGAACTACTTAACCCAGAATCGGAAACCTCTTGCGTTTCTCTTTGTTGTAATGGGTCTCCTCTGTCTTCTAATTCTATACCTGCAAGTCTATTCTTTGAATCTAAAATAACATTTTCTAAATCTATGACCCTTTGTTTTGCCTCAGAAATATCGTCCTTTGTTCCGAAAATACCATCTATAACAGAACTTGTTAAACCATCTACTGCGCCTCCGAAATCAGTATTAAATCCTATCTTTGAAAAGAAACCATCTACAATCCTAGCAAAAGCCTCAAATAAATTAGAGCCTAATTTTAAAAATGATTCTAAAGCACTACCTCCTCCTTTTTCAATATCAACTAATTGTTGTAATCTTTCTTTAGCTAACAACAACTCCTCGTCTCTTATAGCTATAACATCTTTTAACTCTTGTTTTTTAAGTTTGTTTATTTGTGTTTGACTCTTACCTTGAAGTTTTAGTATGTTATCTTGTTTGTCTAAAATTTCAAGTTCTCGTGACTGTTCGTCACCTAATTTCTTTGTGGTTTTTAATTGCTTTTCTAAACCAACATTAGATCCCGTTATAAAGTTTTTTATGTCATCCCAGTAGGCAACAACTAAACCAAGAGCGACAACAAACGCACCTATTCCTGTTGCAATTAATGCTGTACGTGTTCCTTTTAATGATATGTTAAAAAGTTTTGAGGCGTCTAATGCGTCCTTAAATCTAGTTGCGAGACCTCCAGTGAGTGAATCTAAAATCGCAATCGCTCCACCATTACCCGCAACATCATCAACGGACTTACTGGTTTTTTTTGCTGACTCGTCAACCTTTTTAAAAGATTTATTTACCTTATTTAGTTCATTTTCTAAACTATTTAATTGACCATCATTGACCTTTATATTAATTACTTTAGTAACTGCCATTATCTATTACGTTGTTTCCAAGCTTTTGTAAGGCTTGTGTTTAATTGATATTTACCCTTTGCTATATCTATGTTTTCAGACTGTTTAAAAAAGTCGTCTAAACTTAAAATTTGATTTATTAATTCTATCATAACGTTTGTAAAATTGTAAAGATTGGATTTTTAATGCTGTCTATTACTTGTATTCCTACGGTTCTATTTGACCCTGATACATTAGCGGATAATTCAAACGTAACCGTAAACACATTACCTAAAGTAGTCTTAGTGATTATGTTTAAAAATGTTGAACCGTCGCCATAGTCATAAGCTTGTACCGTTTTACCTTTAAGTCCAATGTAACTAATACTATGAGTCTGGGCGATATTAGTATATACATTACTAGAGACTCTAAATAAAGAGTTATTCAATACGTCACTAACTAAAGGGGCTTCGTAAATATCATTTATAAGTTCTAGCTTATCTTTACGATTGACTAAATTACTATCTATGCTATTTATTATATATCTCTTGTCTTTAATAATAACCCTGTCATTTAGTTTCAACTTATGCAGAAAGTAATCTGGTAGTATTGCTTTATAGATATAGTTCCTTCTTTTTTTACTAAACATATCCGTTAAATAATCCAAAAAGTATTCTTTAATAATTGTGTTTGGCATTACTTCATAGGTATACTCATTAATCTCAGCATTGAAATTTAAATTAAAAGATGTAGCATCTAATAAATAACTATGTGAAGGCATTAGAATATTACCTCCAAGCTCTTCGTAAACACCATCGTTTAAAAATCCTATTGAATTGCTCGATACACTTGTAATAGGTGCGTAAAATATAAATGGATCGTTTGCAATTGGATTTATATCTCTATCAAAGTATGGGCAGTATTGTAACGATGTTAAACTACCGTCGTTAATATCGTATAATCTTTCGTTTATAGGGTTTTCAAATTGAGACTCTATTGATAATACACTACCATCTACGTCTTCTAATTCCTCGCCCAATGAGTCCGTTAACTTAAATTCAAAGTCCCCGTAGTTTCTGCCATTACTTAACGAAAATTGTTGCGCCAAAATCTGGTCCGACTCTTTAAACTTGAAATCTATCTGTCTATAAATTTTACCTCTTTTAATATTCTCTTTTTCCAAATCAACATATGGAGTTATGTCATAGATTTGACCGTCAGAATACCACGACTGTAAATCATTTACAAATATATCCTCACCATCTGCCTCAACTATTAAATTGAAGGTCTTAAAAATACTTACTAGAAAATCATATACTTTAATGTCTGGCATTAATGAAGGAATATTCGATTGTATTACAACTGAATCTGTATGAGGATTTGTAAATATATCCACAATAGCAAAAGCGGACGAGTATCTTAATTCTGTTGCTGCTGTAAAATCAAAACTTTCTTCGGTTATTACTTCTGCTTTAACTGTGTAATCTATAGTGTGCGGTATACTAAATCCACTACCTCCTGCACGCGCTCCCGCTTGAAAATTTAACTCCTCATATACTACCTCGTCATTAACTGTTAACTTTATCTTATACCCTACAGTAGTAAAACCCGCTGCGGGTGTTACCGATGTAAAGTACTGATAGTAAACGGCGCTAGGTACATTGTTTGTTCCTGTTAAATTTTCATAAACTTTTCTTCCATTAGCTAGGCTTTCAACGTTGTTGTTGAGATTCATGTAAGCACTCGTAAACTTTACATCTTCAAAAAATGGACTATTAAATTTAAACCCATACTTTACTTCAATCGCTTTAATTAGAAGAAATAATTTTATAGCAGGCTTTAATTGCTTACTGTCAACCCCATTACTATGTCCAGATTGGTAATGTATATTTGTTTTAACCTCGTCGCCTGTGTCATCTGATGAATCAGAGTCATAAAAATACTGTCGTTGATATGAAATTAAAGGATAACAAATAGCTTTATTATATGCAACTGAATCAACTGTAAAATCTATACCCGATGTGAGTCCTGTTTTTACTACATCGCCACTATAAGCATGAGTAAAATTACTTAACCATTCCAAATCCCTTAACTTATCGTTGCCTAATAGGTCCTTAACCTTTATAGCATCACCGAAAAATGTTATTTTATAGTTAGTTGCAGTGTTATTTTTTACTTCTACACTATCCAATCTAAATTTACCGCGTTTAAAATCTAAAGTATTTACATCGATAGACCCAATAACCCGTAACCTAGAATCAAAACCGTTATTAATATCCGAGTTAAACCAAAATTTGAATATTTCGTTGTTGGTTTTTGATGCAGGCACGCTAAAAGTTTGGCTAAAGTCTCCAAATATCTTACTAATATCCTGCACGTCTTGGATAACTTGCTTAACATTTATCTGCTCGTCGTCGTATAAATCTAATCTTTTACCTTGTATGTATACTTGTACTTTCATTTAAACGTTTTGAATATGGTTAAATGCATAATTGAAATCAATCTCATAGATAACTTGCGTATCATTTATACGAGTTTTAAATGGGAAGTTTTGAGACTTTACATTGATAGGTGTTACAGTTTCACTACCGGCATGGAAATAAACTTTTTCAGACAACAATAAATCTTCGTACAATTCATTCTCTACCTCTCTAATGTAACCCGAAAAACATTTAATTGACTTGTTACCTATTGTATCGATGTTTTTAATTTGGTGCTTTTCTATACTGTATGCTCCATTTGACACATAGTTGTTTACAAAAGTTTCCCTCTTTACGCTTAAAGATTCCGCATTCTTGCCAAACATTACTAAGGTATCATAAAAACCATATCTGTTAATGTATAAGATTGTTTTAGGAATATTGATACACTCGTCTATAATATCATATGTGACCGTCTCTGTTCCTCCTGCTGTTTTAGTAAACTCAACTGTTACAGTTTTCGCTGTTGTTAATGTTGCCATATTAATCTGCACGTACTGAACGAAATCAGTACTCAAATCGCTTGCCGTTAAAGTAATTGTATTTGTATGATCTGACCCCGCAGTTATTACAACTTGACTATAGTATTCGTTATTTTTAAATGGTAGTATTATTATACCGTCTCTTAATATTTTACGTCTAACACAAGGCGACAAGAATCCATTTGGTAAAGTAGGATTAACCCCTTGAGAATATTCTCCATAGCCAGAAGAAGTTCCAAATAAACCAACAACGGGCGCGACCACTTCAAAGGGGTCTGTATAACTTGCAGTATAGTTTACCCATAAGTACTCAGTTGAACCACAAGGCACAACCTGGGATACTGCACTTAAATCAATTGTAATATCGTTAGTTAGTTTCGAGGATATTAAATCAGATATATTTGTATTAAATTGTGTGTAGTCTGTAGTCGGTCTTATCTTAGTTAAATCAAAAGTAGATGTTGCAGGTGGTGTTCCAAAGTCTCCAGAAAATACTTTGATTGCTAAATCCATTTTTGTAGTTGTACTAAAATAGAAAGGTGTAAAAACATAATGTGGACTTCTAACCAATACGGAATTAAGCGAAGTAACTGTCGACGGTGCGATGTAGTTGTCAAACAAAACAGAAAACTGAATACCATTTGTTAAATATACTGTTCCCGTTGTTGCTCTAAATCCTATAAATGTTTGGGTAGCTGTTTCCGATGCAATTGTAACAACATTGGATAATATTGTAGTTACGTAGCCAGTGGCATTATCTAAATCAAACGCTGCCTTAAAGTTTATCGCTGTCCTTTCTCCTGGTGTTCCTGTGGGTGTTCCTTTTGTTACTTGAAATGCAGAACTCCTAGAAGAAACCCAAGTCCATATTTGTGTTACCGCTTCCGAATTTGTTATCTTGGTTGATAATGTGGCATTGTAATTTAACTCAAAATCCTCTATAAACGTAATCTCTATTTCACTAAATGTTGGCATAACTTAATTTTTATTTAAAACAAACTCCATAAATTGCTCAACGTCTAATCCGTAAGCCTCAATTAACTCTTTTGGTAATTTTGCAAATGCTAAATCAAAAGGTCTACTAAAAAATTCAGTTGGTTTTATACCTCTTAAAAATATAGCGTTCTGTATAGCAAAAGCACCTTGTCTTTGAGTAATAAACTTACCTGTCTTTTTGTCTCTTGCTTTAACTGGTTTAACTTTCATCCATTTTATAATCTCATTTAATGGAGGTTTCTTAGTTGTGTATTTGTAACCGGATAAACTTCTACCACTTTCAGAACCTGCAACACCATCATTTATAAATTTACCGTAATCGTTATACTCATCAGATAGTATACTTGCATCAATACTATTAGGACCTATATGCAAATCTCTTTTAAAGCTATTGTATAATTGTTTAGAGGCGTTAATACCTTTTTTAGTTAGGTTTGTTTTAGTTTGTTTTATTACTGATTTAAGAAAACGTTCTAACTCCTGTTCAACATTTATAGTCTTTAGCATACCGCTGTAAAATTATCTGGAACATCAATTGTCCAAGTCTCCTGCCAACCATCCAACCCACTCATATATGCATAGGTTACACGTTCTGCTCCCGTTGTTGTTACAAGTGTTATATCATTTCGTAGATAGTCTTTAATAGCTTTATCCCTTGCTAGTTTCATTACGCTAAAGGTATCGTTCCAAGAGTCATGCCTTCCATCGTTAAACCAAAACCTATCCTTTATATCTTCTTTGTTTACGTCGCGAATGTCTAACACATTTATAGTAATCACAAACCTACTGAGTGATGTTGTCTGCTCCTCAATAAAAGGACTACCCGTAACATCCAAATGTACCAAGAGAAACATATCCCTTTGCCATTGCTCAAAGTCTCCAGTCACTACATTACTAACACGAGTATCTGAGTCAAATAGATTCTTTAGATATTCTATTAAATTATAGTATGTGTTCATTTCTTTTGTTTTATCAATTTGCTTTCTAGTTTATTTTTATCACTTTCAAAACTCATAAACATTAACGCTTCACTTAGTTTTAATTTAGACACATCCTTAAATCGAAAAATATCTCCTCCAGCGAGTCCATAGAAGCTTTGATACCATCCCCATTTTTTAGCAAATTCAATAATCTCTGGTCTTGAGTCACCCCCTCCTTTATAAATTTCGGGATACAGCTCAACAAGTCTTGAAGTAAATTTATCAAAAAAAAATACGCTCCAAATACAACATCCATTGTAAGGTCTAAGGATACGTTTTCTTTATACTCTTGTATGATATACTTTTCTTTAATCATTGTTTCTACGGGTCTAAAAAGAACACCCATAGCCTTGTCCATTTTCTGCCAATCTTCTATGTACATAGTTAAGTCGGCTTGTTCTCCCACTGTAATCTCATCAAGGTTTGGTATAAATCCTATTTGTTTACCCTCATGCTTTACTATTCTGATAAAAGGAATATCTTTTTTTTCAATATCAAACAACTCTGAAAGATTATCAACCACCTCATTAAAGGATTTTAATGTCATGTTGTTGACAATGGCATCAGATATATTACAAAATATACCGACCAACTGCCTATTAACAAACTTAGCATCTTCTGATCCCTTGGTAGTTCTTAAAAACTTTTGATATTGTGATAGTTTAATATCACTCAATGCTGTTGGTACTGTAATTGATATAGACCTCATACTATTATAACTATTAATTAACTAATTTGTTTGTTGGTATTGTTTTAAATTGTATATTTGATTTCAATTATTTTTCATAATTCATATTTTGTTAGTTAGATAAAACCCATTCATTAGTTTGATTGGGTTTTTTATTACCTTAAATCTAATGATCCGCGCATTAAGTTTCTCTCTATTGCGTACGACGTCAAATCAATATGCTCGTCATGTTTACCGTTAGGGAATACTGCAATCTGTTTTAAAAACGATTCGTTCCAAAGGCCCTCAACTAAAAATACTCTTCCGCCTTCAATACTTGGACTCGACGCTCTAGCCATTTCTATTTTTGACATCTGTATAAACTTTGATTTAATTTCAGTTATTGGTATATTAGTTTCTTGTCTTAGAATTTGAACTAAGGACTTACCCGACGCTTTAGGCTCTACCAATGTCAAAGTAACATTAACACCTGACGCTTCAATATGCGGTTTGATGAATGCTTTAAGCTGTGGCATTTCTAAATACTTATCTATTGAACTCCAAATATATAAATTGTTTCCGCTCTTCCCACTTATCTGTATTCCTGTTGGATCGTTCTTTGTGTCTTTTGTATACGCACCATCAATAAAGCATTCCCATTTTATATTTCCAGGTACTTCTGCTTTCTTAATAATAGGAAACCAATCACGTCTCCACTCACCGCCCTCATCTGGTGCAGGTGTTTGCATGTACTGACCAGCAAATGTGTATCTATCTGCTAGCCTAATCATTTCTAATTCATCAAACGTATGTTTTTCTGGGTACAATGGTTGGTTGTCTCCACCGAGTGCAGGAAGACATAAATGTTCCCACTCTTCACCAGAACCACCACTCAATAAAAAACCGCTCATGTCATCCTCATGTAGTCGTTGCATAATAACAATCACAGGAGTTTCTCTATTGTTAACCCTTGATCTTATAGTGTTGTTGTACCTATCATTTACTGCGCGTCTTTTAACATCACTGAATGCGTCGTCTGGTTTCAATGGGTCATCTATTAATATCGCACCGCTAAAACCTTTAAGCTCTGAAACACCCGCACCAAATCCTGTAATAGCTCCACCCGATGCTGTGGCATACATACCGCCACCAAACTCATTAAACCATTTACCTTTAGACTGTGCATCTTTCTTTAGTTGCATCATCCAAAGGTCCTGATAAGCCTCAGATTGAATGTACTCTTTTGTCTGTGATGAGTTATCTAACGCGAGTGCATCAGAATAGGATAGGTGAATAAATTTAGATTGCTTTTGTTTTGCTAAACACCAACTAACAAATATTTTAATAACAAGTTCAGTTTTACCGTAACGAGGCGGGATGTTAATTATACCCCTTGTTATATCACCCCTGTAAACAGCCTCTAAGAATCGTGCAATCTTAACGAAGTGAGGCGATACAATAAAGCGCCTATTATGATTCTCTTTGTAAATGTAACGCGCAAAAAATAAAAGGTCGTCTTCTAATAGTATGCGTGTTGCATCGTTTCTAGTCATTTAATAATCTTTAAGAAAGTCCTTTTTGAAATCTTGTTTTTCTTTATCTGTCATTTCTGGATTGACATTTAGATTGGTGTTTTCTATCTGCTGTTTAGGCATACCGTAACGATAAGACAACCACGTTTTAATACATTGACCATCGCCCTCTTCTACCTTATGCGCTAACGCTTGCCAAACGTGTTTAGGTATTAACACAGCATCCATTTGCTCGATTAGTTTTATCTCATCTGCTCTAGTCTTTCGTCCTGAGTTCTTATGTCCTCCATTGTTTTTTCTTCCGTCTGCCATAATTAAAAAAGATTGTTATTGATTTATTAGTTATTATAAAGTTCATAGACTCTATTAATTTCATTAATAAAAGGCTTAGCACCAAATGCAACAGGCTGTAATTGCCTTGCGAATAGTTGAGCATATATTGGTATCAATAAATTTATCTGTTGATTCTGCGTTATCTCTGTGGCTTTAGATTCTCTAAATACTGTCCAGTCGTTATACTGTTCTTCGGTGAAACATCTTACTACCGGAAAACGCAATCTAACGTTGTTTAGTTTCTCTTTACGTTCTTGGCAACCGCAATCCTCACCGCCTATAAATTCAACAATCTTTTTAATACCTGTTGTCTTTGTAATTGATTCAACGATATCTCCTAACCCTAATGATTTATCTTTTTCTTGGTTGGCTTTCCATTCCTTCCACTTATTAGTTTTCTTATTTTTTGGCTCTTCCATGTTTTTCTCTTAGTTTTTTTAATGCCTTTGTTTTTGTATAGTGGAATACCTGATAACTTACTCCTGTATCTTTTTCACATTCTCTTAATGATTTTTCGCTGGTTTGTAAAAGAACCTCGCGTTCAAACCAAGAGACATCTTTTAATATTTCTAAAAGTTCAAAACGCTTATCGGTTGTTTGGTCCTCCTCTTGCTCTAGGTTGTAAAAATCATTTACTAATATTAGTTTGTTTGTTTTCTTTTCGTTTAAAAATATACTCATTAAGGTTTGATAAATATATCTAGTACTTATATCTTGCCCTCTGTCATTTTCTAGCCTTCGCATATACATGTCCTGTACTAAATCATCTGCCTTGCTTTTACACCCGCAAATCTTAAAGGCTATGTTGCGCCATGTAGCGTCTTTCTGAGATAGTTTTTCTAACATGAAAGTAAATATACTAATTATCTATCTATTTACAAAATAAGTAATTAATAAACGTTTTATTTTACACACAAATTATTGATTTAAAACTCTTTACTTGTAATGGAGTTAACTATATA